GCTTTATCTATTTTTAATAGACTCAGGAATGAGACTTGGCGAAGCTCTATCTTTTAAGAAGTCAAATGTAGATGAGCATAAAGTAGTTCATCTAAAAGGTGCTCAGACTAAGAATGGTCATAGACGGAGCATACCATTGACAAAAAGAGCTATATCAATCGTCAATCCTTTGTTAGCCAATATTGATAGGAACGATAAAGTATTCGGACACTTAAATTATTGGAGAGCAGAGAATGTCTGGCGAAGACTTCGTAAAGCTATGGGCTTAGAAGATGACAAAGACTTTGTAATACATTGTTTACGTCATACTTGTGCAACTAGGTTAGCTCAGTCAGGTAAGATTGAGTTACATTTAGTTGGCGAGATGTTAGGTCATAGAAGTTGGGTAATGATTAAGCGTTATGCTCATTTAATACCTAGCAATTTACGAGGAGCGATTGATGTCTTGGATAATCATAATGATAAACTATCCGTTAATGGATAGCCTTACAAATATGATTTTATCCTTTGCTAAAAAATAAAATTGTAAGAGCGGAAAAAACTATATATACAGGGAAAAAAATTAACGTGCCTAGGTAGCTCAGTTGGTAGAGCAGAGGACTGAAAATCCTTTTGCACCAATCCCTTAGTGAATAGGTCGATTAAATTTCCTCTGATTTCCAGTATATATCAACTATCCGCTCTTACTAAAGTTCCCATAGTAGATTAACCACAAAATACAACTAAAGGAGTGTTATCTTGACAAAACTATTAGAAGTAATGCCTACTTATAAGGACGAACACCAGAATGAAAAAGACATGGCGGAGTCTGGCAAACATAGAACAAATAAACGAAGACTATCTCATATCGAAAGAGGAGAGGAGTCTGTAACAAGCTACGGTAAAGTTATGGTAGCAAATACCATAAGACCTTTAGCCATAGGAATAAAAGAATTCCTTGAACAATGTGCTAAGAAAACAATAGGGCAACCACCAGTAGCTTTTATGCACCTAGCAGGAGTAGACCCAGAAATATCAGCCCTAATCACAGCCAAACATATCATAAATACAATCACCCAATACAAGCCACTTACCGCTACTTGTATTAGCTTAGGTGGTAAGATTGAGACTGAAGAACAACTAAAGAATTTCCAGTATCTTAATCCTGAGCTTTATGAAGTAGTTAAAATGGACTTAGATAAAAGGTCTTGGAATTATGCTTACAAGCGAAGAAAACTAAGAGAAACAGCTAAACGAGGAGAGGTAGCATGGGCTGAGTGGACAACACCACAAAAGCTACATGTTGGTATTCGTTTAGTTGAGCTTATGATTGAGAAGACAGGATTAATAGAAATTGGAGTTGAAACTATCAATCGTAAAAAGACTAAGATTATCAAACAGACTCAGAAAACAAGAGAGTGGATTAAAAACAGAAATGATTTTAATGAGCTCTTAAACCCTGAATACTTGCCTACGGTTATGCCACCTAAACAATGGAGTGGCGTAAGTGGTGGCGGATATTGGACGGAAGAGTTACCTGAGTTAGATTTTGTTAAACAAAGAAATAAGAAGTTTAAGAAAGAGCTTGAGGCTTTTAAAATGCCTGAAGTTTATAACTCTGTAAATGTCATGCAGAATACAGCTTTTAAAATTAATAGTTATATTCTTGGAGTCATGCAGGAAGCATGGGACAAAGGTTTAGCTATGGGTGGTATGCCGCCAAATGAAAATTTGGATATACCAAACAAACCACATGACATTGATACAAACAAAGAAGCTAGAAGAGAGTGGAAGAAAAAAGCAGTTGTAGCACATACAGAAAATGCTCGTATGTTTTCTAAACGATTGCTTTATGCAAAAATACTTTGGGAAGCAGAAAAGTTTAAACCATATAAAACTATATACTTTCCATTGCAGTTAGATTTTAGAGGCAGAGTATATTGTGTCCCTGCATTTCTAAACTATCAAAGTATTAGTGGAGCTAAAGCGTTACTCAAATTTTCTCAAGGTAAAGAAATAACAAAAGAGAATAAGGGTGACTTTTGGTTAGCCGTACATGGAGCTAACATGTGGGGTAAAGACAAACAATCATTACAAGACAGAGTAAAATGGGTGGAAGAAAATGAAGAGCTATTTTTAAAATGTGCTCAAGACCCTTTTACAAATCGAGACTGGGAAGACGCTTCATCTCCATTTCAAGCCTTAGCTTGGTGTGAAGAGTGGAGACAATTTAAAGAACATGGGTATGGCTTTGTATCTTCATTGCCAGTATCTATTGACGGCTCTTGTAATGGTCTTCAACTTTATTCATTGATGATGAAAGATGAACATGCAGGTAAGTTAGTTAATTGTGTACCTGCGGATACACCTCAAGACATTTATCAATTAGTTGCAGACTCAGTAATTGAGAAACTAAAAGAAGATGTCAAAGAAGGTAAGCCGTATGCTGAGGCTTGGTTAAACTATGGAGTTAAACGTAGTACAACGAAGCGAAGCATTATGACTATCTGTTATGGTTCAACTAGATATTCATGTACTGACTTTGTTGTTGAAGACTTAACAAAAAGAAAAGACAAAGGAGAGAACCACCCATTTGTTGATGACGTGTTTAGACCTGCAAGTTATTTAGCAGGTGTCATTTGGGATAGCATTGGAGATAATTTAAAAAGTGCAAGACAAGGAATGGATTATCTACAATCAATAGCAAGACTTTTATCTAAAGAACAATTACCGATACACTGGATTACGCCAATAGGTTTTCCTGTTTATCAATCGTATCCTGAGATGAAGTCTAAAAGAGTAAAGGCAATGTTAATGGGAGAGGTTATTAAACCTCGTATAAATACCGAGACTGATAAGACCGATAAGTTACGAATGTCAAATGGCATAGCTCCTAACCTAGTTCACTCAGTGGACTCGGCGGCTATGATGAAGACTGTTAATATTGCATACGACAAAGGCGTAAGAAACTTTTGTAATGTGCATGACAGCTTTGGAACAACGGCGGCAGATGTAGAAACTTTAAGTGATAGTTTGAAAGAAGCATTTATAGAAATCTTTACAACGCATGATGTGTTAAAAGATTTTAAAGAAGATGTCTTTCATCAATTACCTGAAGCTCTACAAAAGAAACTACCTGAAGTACCAGAGAAGGGTAACTTGGATATAGAGTTGTTAAGAGAATGTGACTTCTTTTTCGCTTAATGTATCCGCTAATGCTTAAATATCAACAAAGGGTAATAAAGTACCCATAATAGACATAAAAGGACATAAACATGGACGAAGAAAAACACTACCAACAATTTGATTATCCCTGCCCTATTGACGTAGCGGTGGGAGCAATAATGAAGGGTTGGATTATTGAAAGACCAATAGAGGAGAACGAAGATGAAGAACAATAATGTGAAAATTGTGTCACCTGTGGGTGTCAGTCAATACGCTTGGCTAACACAACCAGATACTAGATTTGATAGTGACGGTCATTACAAGACCAACCTTATTATCAAAGCTGAAGACGCAAAACCTCTTATCAAAAGTATTGATGATGAGATGAAAGAAAGTCTTACTCTTGCTAAAGAGAAGGCTAAGGGAAAAAAAGTAAAGGAAGGAAATCCACCTTATGAAATGGAAACAGATGAAGACGGTCAGGAAACTGGTAATGTTATCTTTAAGTTTAAGACGAAAGCTCAAATCATTTCTAAAGACGGAAAAGTAATTCCTAACAGAGTAGCTCTCTTTGATAGTAAAGGGAAGCCTATGACAGATGTTAATGTCTGGTCAGGTTCAGAAATGAAATGCTCTGCGGAACTAATTAAATACTACACAGCAATCGCAGGTGCAGGAGTATCGCTAAGATTAAGGGCAGTACAAATTACTAAACTTGTTGAAGGTGGTGCAGGTAATGCCAAAGGATACGGCTTCGCTGAAGAAGACGGATACGAATACGAGGAGAAAGCTGATGTGGTACAAGAAGAGGCTGAGAAACAAGAAACTGACTTCTAAACAAGTTGGTTTAGTTCATGGATTTCGGTCTGGTCTTGAAGAGCAAATAGCTTCCGAGCTTAAAGGTCTGCGTGTGCAGTATGAGTTTGAAGAAACAAAATTAAAATATGTTAAACCTCAAAAGACTCATACTTACACACCAGATTTTTATTTACCAAATCAAAAAATATATATTGAGACAAAGGGATTGTTTACTTCTGCTGATAGGCAAAAGATGAAACTAATAAAAGAACAACACCCAAATACAGATATACGATTTATATTTAGTAATTCAAAATCAAGAATTAGCAAAAAATCTAAAACCACTTATGCCATGTGGGCTGAGAAGTATGGTTTTAAATGGGCTGATAAACATATACCGAAGGAATGGTTAAATGAGTAATGAAAGAGAAGAAACAAAGTACATAATAGTACATGCTTCCGATACTCAACCTTCAGAAAATTTAGATGTAGAAGATATTAAAAAACAAGACCGTAAAGACGGTTGGCTATCATGTCGTTTTCACAAAGTTATTACAAGAGACGGTGAAGTACAAGACGGCAGAGATATTAAGATAGCAGGAGCTCACATAGAAAATAGTGAGAAAGTTTCAAACACCAACAGTATAGGCATTTGTTTAGTTGGTGGGAAAGATACGAATAATAAGCCTGATTGTAATTACACTTTAAAACAATACATAGCTCTCAAGGAGCTTGTATCTGAGTTAAAAAAAGATTATACTCAGGCTGTTATCGTAGGACACAGAGATGTGTCAGACGTCCTGTCTCCACACTTCAACATAAAGGAGTTGTTGAGATAGTTTTGTTTGTACCCTGCCAGTGGAAACACTGGTGGGGTTTTTTATTTCCCAAAATATTTTAGCAAAAAAATTTAGAGAGATTATGGAAAGTGAATTTTTATATCACACCTCATGCGAGAACTGCGGCTCTAGTGACGCAAACTCTGTCTATGATGACGGACATGCTTATTGTTTTTCGTGTGGAACAACAACGAGAGGAAATGCTTTGACGACAAATGAATTTGTACCAACTAACTCTGACTTTGTGCA